CTGAGACTGCCCCTCCTCTGGTTGCGGCTGCGCTGGTTGTCTTTGCTGTGCTGCAAGATCTCTAGTTCCAATAGCTCGTCTAGCAGCGGACTCTTGGGTTGCCTTAGCGCGCTTCTCATTGAGCAGCATCTCAATGTATTGCGCTGCCTGGCGTTGAAGATTGGGAAGGCCAACGGTAGCTTTTCCCACTTCACTCACAATTTGGGGAGCTGTCATCTGAGACGTGTCTATCTCGGATAGTCGGTCAAGGGCAGATTGAGCAAGCTTGCGCTCTCCAAGAAGGTTCAACGCATTCGTTAGACCTGAACCAAAAGACTGGCCAATTTCTGCACCTGGATCAAATTTAGGGAGTATCGTTACCATTTTTACCTCTTATGATAATCCGCCAAGGGCTAGGGAAATATCCTGTTGCATTGGTCCGGCTGCTCCAGCGCCTTTCGTCATTGCTGGTGAGCCACCAAGTCCCGATAGAGCACTTAGAGCACCGTACTGAGATAGGCCTTGACCAGCTCCACCTAGTAGACCGCCAAGAAAACCTTGTTGTGGCTGCTGGTATACCGATTCAAACGTGGGTTGCATGCTTTGGCCAAGCAATCCTTGAAGCTGACCAAGTGCATTTTGCTGAAGTCCACCGCGAAGAGAGGCCAGTTGCTCGGTGAGCTCCCTACCTGCCTGAGCTAGAGACTGGTTTAAAGCTGAAGAGCTTTGAGCTCCATGCGTTCCAGCCCCTGCTAACCTTTCCATGATTCCAGGAACAACCTCTTGTTGAAACTGCCTTTTGTATGGAGCCTCGAACTTTGCGAAAGCGCTTTCGTCTCCAGAAAGGAGCTGCTGGAGCATCTCTAATCCAGATGTTGTGGGGCCCTGGACGTTTCCAAGAAGGCTGCTAAATAGATTCTGCTGCTCAGGAGTAAGACGGCTGACTTGCTCGAACTTCCCCTTTTTCCCTCCTAAAGAGCCGAGTCCTCCTAAAACTCCACCTAGTGCTAACATTGTCACAGGGTCCATAAATACCTCACATTTTTTTTAATCGTACTACACACTCTCAATATACTCCAATACAACATAGGCCGTTGTATACCCCGTGTAATCTGCGGTAGTCACGATATTGACATTGGTTGCGTCCACATTCAGTTCGACGTGATTACCTGCCGTATCTACAAATGGCAGTGGGATAAATGAAGTGCTAGGATCTGTGGCCACTCCATAGATCCGAGTGAATACCGTATTCGACGACACTGTAATTCCATGGGCAACGGAAGTCGTTGTGTTATTGGGGAGTGTGCCGAAATTCACGACCGTTCTTGAACCGTACCTGTATTTGTTGACGTCTCCAGGGGTGAACCAAGCTTGTCCATTTACGGTCTCTGAAACGTTGACTCCAGACGACAATGTTGCATCTTGGTACGTGGCAATCTCTCGAGCGTTAATCGCCTCTGCTATCTTTAAAAGATAGTCCGTCAAGATCAGCTGCGCCTCACCCCAGTCTCTCGGGATGATGATATTAGGAGGAATGAAAGGACCAACGGATTCTGTAGGCTCAAATGTACTAGTCAACGAGTCTACCTCCTGATTCTGCCCAGATGATCAGTGCATCAATCAAAACATCGCTATTTGCAATGGAAGGGGTGAAGAGTTGTCTCTCGTCCAACTTCAGCTCGAAGTTGAAAAACTGAGCATCTGTTGGGCAAAAGAACCTGTGCCACTCCTTATTTTTGTTAGTGATTGAAAACTGCTCTTCCTGGGTAGAAAAAACCTTGTTAAAGAAAGCATCGGCGACCTGATTTACAGGCTCTGTATCATTGTAATCGACGTAGATATCTGCCGTGATCTCTCCGTTGCTTGTCTTCTGAGCAAGGAAGTCAATGTGCCCAAGGAAAGTCTTTTTCCCTCCCTGGATAAAGTTGAAGTTCTTCGACTTCGCCTTGAATCCCATGATGCGCTCAATCACGCCACATCCTGAGTACGTTCCTGCTGCTACCGTCTGAGGAACTAGGTTCGCATCTAGATTCTGAATGGCCCCGGCGGACGAGTACGCTGTGAAGCCGGTGGAGTCAATGTCTAGGGTTACTGAGTTACCACTCACGGCAACAACTAAACCATTTCGGCCATTGATCTCGGTCATCCCTGTCACCTGGTCGATATACCAGTGTTGCCCCACCTGGAATGTATGGCCCGATGCTGTTACCACCGCCTGGGCTGCCTGGGTAATAGCCGTGATCGTTGTCCTAGGCTTCGTCTGAAGTGTGATGTTGTCTGCATCTGTCACATCAACGGCAAAGATTCGGTCATTGAGCTCTGAGGATCCTTCACCAACGATATCCTTGATCTTGATGTAGACTGTGGGAATTGAGTCGCTTCCTGTATCGGATGTTAGACCATGATTAGGCACCTCGAGAGACACAGGTGTGCCAGCTGTCACATCCTTGATGAAAAGGCTTTCGTCGTTCGACTCTTTCTGAAACAACACCTCAACAAACCCCTGTTGGTTTCCTGCAATGATGTTCGGAAACTGGCTTTGTAGCTTTGCGGTTACCCAAGAAAAGTTAGCGGCTTCCCATGTTGTTTCTGTTAGGTCGGCCCAAGTGATATCGTTGAAACGCTGATACTCTCCGAAGGCTGTAAAACCATCCGTGAAGATGGCCCATGTCTTATTGTGATAGTTGAACACTAGAAGCCTGTCAGGATATGTGGCCGACGTTGATGCATCTGGAAACGTCCAGTAAACTAAACGCTCGTAGAAGTCTCGTATTCCGTGTACGCGGAGAGGGCCATCAGAGCCCCGATTGTGAATCTGAAATACCTCATCAGGGATGTTCTCATCAATGCGCTCTACGCTGTTGCCATTGCAGGAATTGATAGACTTGTCTCCTACAGACAAAACGCCTTGGTCAAAAGCTACCATGCTAAAGGTCGACTCACTTCCCAGCTCGCGGTTGATGCGTTCCCACTGGAAAGGAAGGATTTCGTTACCGGTGTAGCGTAGAACCCAGGTTGATCGCTCGAATCCAACGACAAGGGTGTCTCGTATGTATTCGGCACTGATGATGTGCTCGTTAGTGGGACAGTCCACATATCCACCACGCCCTTTCACATCGGAAAGCCATTCATTTGCAGCTGTTGGTGCTGTGCCTGCCGCTACTGAAGTAAATGGGGCCCCATTCTGCGACCATCGAGCTCGCTGTGGGTATTGCAACGCTCCAGATAATCCACTTCCTGTTGAGCCCTCAAACGTGTTTAGCGCGACCATCCTACCTTTGTAGGGTAGGATGATACGACACTGAAAAAAGGAATTTGTGCTGTCTACTACAGGTGCCAGGTCATGCCATAATGTGCCATCATAGATACGAATTGGATCTCCGGATGTTCCCGAAAAGTTCGTTGTCCAAAAGTACTGGGCATTATCTGAAGTCTGCCAGTAGTTCACCGACCAAAAGAAATCCGAGTCTACTCCAGTCCAAATTGTCGGAGGAGAAAGCTCATCGAATTTATTTGACGTGTTGTTGAACTTGTAGGCGTAGCGTGTATCAAAGGCAACTGTCTGCTCGGCATTGATGGCATCCAAATTCCTCTGAGGGAGGCCCATCACTGGAAGTCCAGGGAAATAACCAATCGTGAGAGTAGTGGCCACCGATGCTGTTGCTCCGGTAATGGTGATAGCTCCTGTGGCATAGTTGATTGTTCCAGTAGCTGACGCATCCCCTGTAAGCGTCCCGTCGCCATTGTCGGTGATTGTCTCCCCGTCAATTGTCATCTCAAAGCTACCACATTCCAGACTTGCATCAGGCTCTTGTGTACTCAACGATCTATCCGAATACCAGAATCCGCCAGATGTGTACGCACTTGGACCAGCTTGGGTTACTTCAAAGGTAGTCGCTGTCACGTTAGCTATCGTATAGGTGTTGCCATTCAACTCTGTTGTTCCTACGACTCCGCTGATAGCTACCTCGTCACCGTTGCTAAGTCCGTGCGCGAAAGGTGTCGTAATCACAACTGTAGGAGCACCACCAATATTGATGGCTGAGATGTACCCTGAAATAGTGAGGAGGTTGAAACTCCAAGGTGACGATCCAGAAGTGAGATAGGCAACCCCCTCAAAAATCCTTCGAAGCCTGCCAAGCAGGTCATAGCCAACACGTCTCCTAAGCCTTCCCCTCCACTGATAGATATTCTCTAAATCCTGATATGCATCGTCGGCTAAAACAAAGGCATCTCTATCTTTGACGAGGCCCTCTTTCTGGTAGGAGATAGCTGTGGGTACGTATTTACCCATTATTGGAACCTCCAGACAATGACACACGCCCTAGTGAGGCCGGTGACTAGTGTGTTGTTTTGGTTCTTAAAATCCACCTGTAAGCTTCCTACCTTGACGATATCACTGTATGTAGCTGAGTTTGTAGGCTGTCCGATTACAGGATTGCTAGAGTTATCGAATCCACTACATGACCAAAAGTAATTGGTATCTGGTGCGTTGTTTGTGAAGTTAACAATAAAACGTGCGCTCCCTGGAGTCGGGACGCTTACAGATGAGACATTTAAGGCTGTACCTTGGATGGCCCCCAGTGAATCAAAATTCACAGCGGCAAATGGAAGCATACCTAGGTAGAGGGCACCATCTTTTGTCATCTGAAAGGCGGTGCCGTTGCTTTCTGGACGACCGTAAATCTCTGTATCACCAGAGTCATCCTTGGTATAAAGAAGGTGCTCATCTGCCTGAGATTCTGGGTCGTCAGCCTGTTCCACGAAGGTGATGAATTTGTGCTTTCCCTTGTCACTTGATCCATCATTGAAAGCCACATGATTCACAGCGAACTGCGTATTTAGCTGTCCGAAGTTAGTGAGTAAATCACTCTGACTATCTGACAGAATATCTCTGGGCTGAGGAATTGTTGGGTCAAATGTCATTACGTCACCGTCCAGGCTTGAAATTGAATATAAATCGCATTTGTTTGGGCTCCTGTGCTTGATGAACTCATCGGCATCCCTCGTAAGGCAAATGATGTTGTCGTCACGGTGCTTGCATATGCTGCGTTGTTTCTTGGTTGCATGTATACGGGACTGTTATTCCCACCGATATTAAAGCTCTGACATGCCCAAACATAGTCCGCTGTTGGCAGTGCATTCGTGAATGCTATATTCCAGTCGGAGTATTTATTGATCCCGTTCACAAGGGCCTGATTAGGTGTGACACTTGTGACATTCATGCTAATCGGGACTTTGACAATTGTGCCATCTCCATTAACTTGCTGTTGTTGGAGTATGTTCCCCTGGAAATCAAAAAGCACGAATGCTCGTAGCACTAGACCATTGGCGGTTAGTCTTCCCTGGTCTGTCACCTGCACCTCTGTCCCGTCACTAGGCTGCCGATAAAACGCCTCTGCGTTACTTGAGACGTTCTTGGAATACAGAGCAATTTCATTTGCACCAGTTGAGGGGGCTGCTCCCTGTTGGACAAATGTTACCTTGCGATGGCCTCCTCGTTTGTCAACATCTGAGAAGTTCAACGGAATGTGATCACCCTCATTGTCAGCAAACGGTCGACCCCAGATATTACTAGCCGTGTCAAAATTAGCCTGGAAGTCAATTTGACTCTGACTGATAAAGTCTCCACTAGCTGGGACTGTAGCCTTATAGACCATTAAGACCCTCCAAACTGACGATTGCCAACAGGATATTGGAGCTGATCGGTGTAAATCGTCGCTGTGCGCTGATTGGCTAGCTCTGTCGCTGTGCGATTAAGGACTAGGCTTTCTTGTCTTTCGAATGCTGGCATGATATTTTGGATGCTTTCCATATCCTGTCTGTCTTCAAGTACCTTTATAGCTGCTCCAAAAGCGATGTACTGCCACCACTGTTGGACATCTGGCGTGTTCGTACCTGCATTGTTATTTGCGCTGAGGAGCTGTGACGGCTTTTGATACACCTCAATCGACACCTTGTACACCTTGTCCGGAACGGGCCTTAGAATGAAGTAACTGTTGAAAAACAGGCCGGCTGTTGGTCGGTTAGCTTGGTACGCCACATAACGAGTGATGATGCTCTCCGAGGCTGGGATTGCACTGGTGAACGTAAGAGCGCTCACAGCGCCTGTGACGTAGTTTATTTGTCCGAGGACTGTTGTATTGTCTGAAGCGTCAATAAGGTCTCCTAACGTCTCTGAACCTGCTTGAGGAGAATCGTAAGCGGTCTGAGTGTCACCCGAGGTGTCTACAGCGCTAACTGTGACCTCTCTCTTTAGGACTGGCGTTGATGAGAGCGTAAAGGAATAAGGGCCTGCCGTTCCGTCTCCCGATGGCCCAGTGTATTGGGTTGTCGTCTTCGGATAGATCCGGAAAAACTCCTCTTGAGATTGGGAGTAGAACGACTGGTACCCATCGATGTAAAGCGGTGGGAGCGCTGCTGTGTAAAGGTCTGTGTCAAAGTCGTATCTGTCTTCATTTGCCACCGTCCAGAATTCATAGTTGCTATGCAGATTCCAAATCTTTAGATGGGCAGGGAGATCAGCCTCGTAGAAAGTATCAATGTAGTGTTCGAGGTCTGATTCACTTAACTGATTTGGGGAGGGAGAAGCTGTAAGCCTTCTAACCTTTCTCTTGATATCATCGAGTGTGGAGCTTGCCATTATGTCCCCGTAATGCTTGTTTCATTATCTGTTGTTCCTGTGACCGGCCACACCTGCGCTGCTGTAAATGCCGGAGGCTCCGAGGGAGCTGAAAAGGCAGCTAACAGCGAAGTGTCGAGATCAACAGTGATTTGATCATCGGCAGGGACGGCTAACACTGTAGCTCTCGCATACTCAACTGACATCCCATAAGCACTTGGCACAAGAATCCGAACAATCAACCCTACCGTGTAACCGTGATCCTCGGTCGTAGTTAGCACAGCGCTAGTTGCATTGCTAACAGCCGAAAGAAGTCTCCGACGAGGTTGGAAGTTCGAGAGTATCGTCATGCCACCGCAAAAAGAGTGCTTTCAAAATTCATTCTAGATCGAGTTTTTCCCTTCACATCTAGAGTGGGCTTTCCCTGTGAATCCAATACATGCGAGTGCACTGGAACATTACAGTTCTGGTTAAGGTGTCTTGCTACTGATAGAGGCACCTCGTATGTCTCACCATCGTACATGGTATACCACTGAACCGGATCCCACTTGTACTTTCGAAAGCAGAATCTCACACAGCCGCCTGCTGGCTCCATGCATCGGAATACGCCCTTGACTAGGCGACTTTCCTCTTTCCACATACGATATACTTTATCGTCATCTGGAGAGTCCGCTCTAACCTGGGCTTGGACTTCTTTAGCCTTCTTCCACTGAACGAACTCCGCAACATCCTCATCTGAAAAATCAAACTTTGTCGTTTGTTTCTCAACTTTTGGCGCTTCCGTTTCCGTTTTAGCTAATACCTCTTCTTCTACCTTCGGAGACTTCTCCACTTCTTGAGAACTCTCTTGAGGCTTCACAGGTATATCTAGCTCTTCTTGAATTAGCTTATTCTTTTTACTCATACGTTTCCTTTTCATTAAAAAAACCGAGGGGGCTGAGCCCCCCCGAAGGTCATCACTCAGCTAGCGAATAACCGCTTGCCAACGCTTCCCAATATATCACGTCGTTATTGCTACCGGCAGGACCATCCGCACCAGCACCAAGCTCCATGACAATTTGAGCTGTGTTGTCAACTGAACCGCTCAACACCGAAGCTGCATCGCCAACAGGAACAATATGGGCAGGGGTGACCCCAGCGGCTGCCACTGCACTTGTTGGGAACGCAAACGCTGAGAAAGCGCTTGAATCGATGTCTAGAGTGATGGTGTTGTTAGCAGTGCTAACAGCTGAAATTTCTCCGATGAGCCCCTCAGCTTCCACCATTCCGTAATCGGCCATTCCTTCGATCCTAACCTTTTCACCAACGGATAGACCATGAGTTACCGCCAGGGTAACAACCATCGACGCTGCCGCTGTTGCTCCAGTGATCCGATTGACCTGTGGAGAATAGATAGGATTATTAGGGACTTTTCTAACGAAACCAGCTGTTGCAGCTGCTGCAAAACCTGAAGCATCCAAATAGGAAAGCTCAAAGCTATTTGCTGCTACGTTTCCAATTGTGAAATCGTATCCAGCAATCTGGAGCATGCTAGTTGTACCGTAGATACGAATACGATCACCATTGCTGTAACCATGGCCGGTTACAGTCACAACAGCTGGATTTGCCGCCGTCACATCTGTTCCAGATGTGGCTTGAGCTGCACCTAGAGCCTGGTTAGACTGGTCGATGCGTGTAAATCCGCCGGAGGTGATCACTTCGAGATCTAAGGCGTTAGAGGCGTTTTGCTTTGTGTACATGAACCCAGCACCATCAGCAAAACCACGTTGCCACTTGAATTCGCATCCGCGACCAGTGGCTTGCGTTGTTGCTGCTTGTGTGTAGTTCTTGACCTTGAAGATATCAAAGTCTGAACGCAAAGCAATTTGCTTAGCGGTCCCGTCGCTAGTGAAGGAGCCAGATGCTACTAGTTGTTCAGCCATGTCCTTCTCCTTATACGCTTAGGGTTGTTCTTAGATTGATTACCCATGCATCGTTTGTGATGCGTGGGACTTCAGCAAACTTGTAACCAACGCTGGCGTTCAGAGCTAAAGGACCATCGTAGATAGGTGGCCGATAGATGAATTGAGCGCTGTACCCGTCTTGCTCGATGCAGCAATAGGCTTCCATACCTGCGACAAAGCAGTTGTAAACCTCAGCTCCATTAAGAGACGCGTTTGCATCGCTAGACCCAATTGACGATAGAAGCCATCGGGTGTTTGAAACCGAACCCCACTCCGGACGAAGCACGCGATCTTGGTTTGGGTACTGAGCTTTAGGAATAAAGCCCGTTACCTGCTCAAGATCTCCGATTAGGTTAGTGCTTGCCATCACAAAGTACGAGTCTCGGATGGGGGCTGTTCCGAACTTGTCGTCACCTTCGATGCTGTCGGAGATTGTGTAGGCATCAGCCGAAGCCAATGTTCTAATCACAACGTCCACATCTGAACGTGCCAACTCAGTTGGGTTATCCCCGTTTGTACCACCTACAGCATTGATGAAGGACGCGGTTGCGGCCAACATGTTGCGTGTAAGCTCGTCCTCAGTTTGTCTGAGAGAGACACCGAGACGCTGTACAGCCTCGTTAAGTACTGGGTCTTGGTTTTGAAGAGTGACTTGCTCGTTGAGAACCACATAGGTTCCGTAGAAATCCATCTTCGCATCAATGTCAATAGCTGTAAGCTGTTGAGCTGGTGGATAAACGCCCGAATTCCCGAGAGGCACTGTAGCAGTGTTCAAAGGGTTGTAACGTCTCATCCGTAGATCCGTACCACCATTCCTTGGCATGTTTTTGAGCATGGCAGGAATTTTGTGAATCATGTACGGAGTAGGCACCGATAACAGCTTGTAGCTGAAGCTTTGCTGTACTGGTGCTGGCAGAGTGGTGCTTGTAGTAATCGCCACTTGTTCGCTCCTTGTTGGAGCGGACTAATTACCCTTTCTTAGCGCAAGCGACCGTTTCGGCATAGAGCTGGCGTTTCAACTCTGCTGTTAGACCATTAGCAAAAGCGTCTGCTTTAGCTAGTGGGCTATCTGCCGCAACAGCCCCGAGGGTCTTAGGCTTATTGGCGTTCTGCTGCATCTGCTGTTTTGCCGCTTGTGCTTCTTGAGCTTGCTCCACACTAGGGAGGAATGCCTTGATGTACTTGTATGCTGCAACTGCTTTTGCCTCTTCATCGCCAATCTGACTAAGCGCTTGTGCAATTTCGGGATCCATAGCCCGCAATTGTTTCACGTTATCCTCAGTCACCACAGCGTCAAAATCTGCATAACGGCTCTTAATACGATCCGGAATAGATTCCTTTCTCTTCCTTGCGTCGTACTCTTCTATAGCCTTACGTACGCTAGCTTCGCTTGTCTTGGCCGCAATCTTGTTCCCAAGCTCTACCGCTTGTTCAACTGTCAATACGTCCGAGAGATCGTAGCCAGCTAAGATATCCTCTTCCGGCTCAGGTTCTGGCGCTTTTGGCTGATTAGCCTTCAGCATCATCTCCTGAAACGCCGTGAGCATCTCTTTCTGTTGCGAATTCTCACGCTGTAGCTGCTCAGTCTTTTCGCGCAAAGCTCGGAAGTTTAGCTCTTGGTCTGAAGGCTTAGCCTCTTCAACCTGTTGCTCTCCTTCCTGGGCCTGCTCGACTTCCTGAGCAATACCCATTTCCTCAGCCATTGGAGCGGCGGCCTCCTCAATTACGCCCGATTCTTGTGCTTCGGTCATAAGTCCTTTTGGCGTTGCGAGCGCCGTTACAGCATTAGTTAAATTCTGACCTCGTAACGCAGAGGTGCGAATCAGAATTTTGACTTAACATATAATTAATGCTTTTTTTTGCATAGGTGTTATCCTAAAATTTTTACGGTTAACGATTAAAATTTTCGAGGAACAATGAGAGTCGTAAGTTACAAGAAGCCCGATACAGAGGGATCAATACTGGCTTTTGTAAGCCTAGAGATCGAGCAATGGAAGATGATTATTCATAACTGCAAGCTAATACGGACCAAGAATGGCCATACTTTTGTGTCACTTCCTCAGTATTCTCAGGAAGTGAATGGGGAGCGTAAGTACTTCCCATATGTGGAATTTAGCAAAGAAGCTGACAAGCGATTTCAAGAAGCTGCTAAAAAATCGATTAATGACTATGCTCTAAAGCATCAGAGGCAAACCTCCCCTCAACCAACGCAACAAGAAATTCCGTTTTGATGGCTCCAATCATTGCTTTTTCCTTAGGATTTATCATCTTCTTCAGCGTCTTCACCTTCGGTATTTATCTCGCAAAACTCGAATGAGAAACCAATCTCCTCTAAGAATGGATAGCATTTTTTTAGCCTCTCTAGGGAATGCATGCGACTTCCATCATGTCCAAGGCTGACATGGGGACGCTGGCAATATCTCCATACTGTGAGGGCTTTTCCATCAGCTAGGCATGAACTAAGTTCATTTTCGTCGAAGGCACGAGCTCCATGGTCGAAACCTCTGCGGAAAGAGTCCTCCATGATACACGCGATGAGGACAAGCAACTCTTCCCTGTCCTCCGTAGAGATCGCTTCCAGTATGTCACTAGGTATCCCATCCATAATAGCGTTGCCACATTCCACGGATAGGTGTCTTTCAATATCAACCATCTTCGCACCACAAAACGCTTTGTCTCTCCATAACATTCGCGGCTTTGTCTGCTGCCTCGACTGATTGCTCATAGGCTTCCCCAGGTCGGTTCGGATTATAATTTTCGTGGATATGCTGTCCACGATAGTAGGAACAAAGGCCACAACATCCACAAGCCTGAAGGAGTATAGAAACAGGAAGAATTCTAAGGAACGATAACACTTGGGACATCCTTTTTAGAAGCTTTAGCAAACTTTGCGTATGGGCTTCCTTTCTCGTCTACTAGATCAGTGGAATTGTGCTCAAAACGCCTATGAAAGAACCGATAGAGTTTGTCATTAACGAAATCTAAGACGAACTGTAGAAGATCCGGGCATTGTCGTGCCGAGTTCTCAATATCCTGAGCCATGAAAACACCTGTCGATTCGTCAGGAAGAGTCCATAGGAATTCTAAATCACCAGTAATAGGAGTGTAGCGCCAAACAGTCTGATCCCACTGTGGAGTTGGCAAACTTTGTCGCCCAATGAAGTACCGACGTATGACATTCTCCATGAGCTGTTCTTTCTTTACATGTACCACGATGAAATATGGAGAATTCCAATCTTTGTGGTTCTCTACGCATTTTTGAATCTCTTGGAAATACTCCTTATCCACTTCTCGTTGAGTATCGATGATCCCCTGTTTTGTGTCCGGATTGGATAATCTCTTATGAGCCTCTTTCCCTACTGTCATTGTGTGTCCTTTTTATGTAACACGATACCATATTTAACGCTTTTTGTCACAGTCTTATAGCAAAAAAAACCCAGGTCCGAAGACCCAGGCAAGGATTGCTATCTACGACCTTTGTGCTTCTCATCCATGATAGAATAAGGAACCACTTTGCTGTCTAAATGGCTCTCCGGAGAATGATGTTTCTCATGCTTCATCATAGCATCCGTAAGCTCTCTAGACATGGGAAGCTTAAACCCCTTCCCATATTCTGGACCACTTTTGAAGGCCGGTAGCTTATATTTTTTAGCCACTTTGACCTCCTAGTGTCTGCCACCAGGCTTTTTCATCATCTGTCGGTGGTTGTCTTTAGCCAACATGTCGATTCCTTCTCGACTGTCATTGTACTTTTCTGGTCCACCGTACTCAGCTTTTGGGTACTCTTTCATCACCACTTCACGTGGCATGTTAGCGAACCCTTTTGACATCTTGTCACCATGATACTTTTTCTTAGCCATTGCTTACTCCTTGGTAAAACGGGAGGCTAGTCCCAGGTTTAAAACCCCTAATACCCATAGGGAGATTGGTCAGAAAGCTGGAATGCCTGTGGCATCGCTTCCTCTTCTCTCTGTTCAGCCACGGCTAAAGGTGCCTCGGAGGGCTCGCTTTGGCTGGCTTCTTTTAGCATTTGAATGATTTGTACCAACTGTTGGATTTGATTTAAATCAATTCCTTGAAGTTCCTTAATTGTTTTCGCCATGGAAAGCGCTGCATCCTGTCTGTTCTCTCTGGACTGAGATAGACGCTCTACTGCTAGTGCTCTGTTCTCCTGGACACGTGATATCCTCTCAACTCCCAGTCCTTGGTTAGCTACAGCTTTTGCCTGTAGGTCGGAAATCTGAGCCTCGAGAACCTGCATTTGTGTTGCCATCTGCTGTTGGGCGATCTGTTGCTGAGCTTGGCTTTCCTGCTGCATCGTTGCGACGAGCTCGTCTTTGTCTTGCAGCGTAGCGGCCTGGATGATGCGTGAATCTGGGATAGGTAGACCCATCTCTTTGAGGTGAATGAGCTGTTGAAACTCCATCTGGCGTTGCGTGGTGGTGTTAACCCCTTCCTCAATGCGAATATCGTAGTTGAGCCACACCTTGTATTTGAACTCAGGGGAAGGCTGTTCGCCTAAGATTCGCCCAATTTTGCCGATTCTATAGTTTTTTCGCATGGTTTCCACCATCATCTCCCCGAGAAGCTTCTGACTAAAGTCGAGCTGGTCAAAGAGAGTCTGGAGTGTTGTCAGTCCAGCCCCTTGGCGTAGCATGGAGAGGATGCCAGCTTTATCGTCGTCTGCCGTACCTAGCAGCTCCTCATTTACTCCGCTAATTTCCTGAACTTCCCTACCTAAAATCTCAGAGAGCTGAATCATAGAGGGGGGGATGTCTGCCGGTGGAATCCTTTCCACATCTGACATGTCCTTGCCATCTTTGATAGCTAACCCTTTCCCTTGACCACTTAGGAAAACGTCGTTTGGATTTACCAACGAACCAGGCTTGTACTTGTATCCGCTGTTGATTTGAGACTCGAGAATGTCGAGCTCAATCACCTTCCGACGATTATAGAGGAACTGACTGTCACGAAGTCCACGGACAACCCCTTGAACCCTCCAGGGAAAATAGGGAATGTTAGGCTCATAGTACCCAATGAAAGGCACGAAAGGATATCGGTCGATCCCCATAGGATTTGGACCATCATAGACCACTTTACCCTCTACGCTAAGAGCGACCTTGACAGTCGGAACGATTCTTTGTCTTGTTGCTACTCCAGGATAAGACAGTAAAAACTGTTTTAATCCTTCTTCATCTCCCTGCCACTCAATAGACAAGCCAATGTTCAAGTCCTCAACGAATGTCGCCATACGTGTGTCGCGATACCAGTACTCATCGTAGGAGAGGAGGTTTGTCATCCCATAGTTGTAACTCTCCGCCATGAACTGGAACTTTCCATCTCTGTTTCCACGGGGTTGGATCCCATCTAGAAAGTCCTCCATGTCTTCGGGCATGATCGACTTTAGCGCATCTTTGCTTAGCCACTGCCTTCTCCATATAAAGTTGCAGTCGGAGAGGTCACGTTTCTTAAAGTAGGGGTCGATGAGAAAGGAATTGTAAGGGACGTGATCGAGTTTGATATCTCCGCTGATTCCGTCTTGAGTGTAGTCAATCCACATGTTGAGCAGGCTCATCCCCGTCGTGACAGCCCCGTGCTCAAAAGCCTCGCTAATCATCTCATCAGCGTTGGCTTTCTTCATCGTATGGAACAGTAGCTTACTCCACTGACTGCTCCCAACGTCGTCGTTATGCTCCACGGGTACGGCTACCGTGCTCTTACGATTGCGCCGCTGGTACCCAGTAATGAGGTTACATACACGTCGAATCCTGTTGAAATAGAATTGCTTTCTTCTGAAAGCTGGGAGATTCCCATAGTAGTCATCAAATTGAGCTTGGTCCCCCACCTTGAACCTAGTGTCAATGTCAGCCTCTGACCAAAAAGCCTGGTTGATGGTGACCGCCTGAGAATAGGTTTCGTCCATCATCTTTTTGATAGATCGGTTTTCACCCTCAGTGTAATAGTTCTCAGACGTTAGGTTTGTAACAAGCATTCGACTGACCTGGGTATAAGAGTTGTATGCTAATTTTTATTACATAATTTTCGTTTGCTGTGAATCAAAAAAAGCTTCCTGATAAGGCGTGTGATGGCTCAATCGGATCTTGGAAGAAAGCAGGCAGCTCTTGTTGTACTCCCATCACCTTGTTGTACTCCCTATCTAGATCATCAGAGGTAACACTATCCCCAAGCTCTGCCTTAAGATGCGTATAAAGCGCGTACCGCAACCCGTCAAGTTGGTGATCGAATTCCTTAATGGGCTTGTCCTCTCCTCTCTCGGAAACTTTCGAGTCCCATCGATAGGTTTGAAATTCACGGACAGCATTACGGCAGTTACTGCACACCTTGAACGTGCCGTTGCTGAGTAGCTGGCTCGTAAATCGGATTCCATTGAGTACGTCGTTATCCGCATCGGCTATACTTGAGACACCCTGTCTAAACATTTCATTCTTGAAGCTAAGAGCGGAGGGGTCGATGTAGATCGCTTCGACATTGTATCCCTTGATGAAGGCCACTAGATCTTCTGCGTACTCCGTATCAGTCTTCTGGCGGTTCAACTTCTTGCTGTCGTAGTGGTATTCCTTTTCCATCCACGCATTGGGGAAATAGCGAGGGTTGTAGCCTATTAGACTGAATGTGGTGGGGTTGCTAGTCCCGTAGTCCACACCTACAATGTAATATTTAGCTGGGCCAGGCGGCGTGGCTATGACGTGTAACTCCTCATCAAAGAAATCGTAAACCGTTCCTTCTGCAAGTACCCATTCTCCGTCTATGTATCTCTTGTACCATAGCCCCTGGTACTCCTTCTTGAGCTCCGTTATGAATGACTCTGTTAGGGAGGGATTGTCAGACAGCCTAAACTTGAACATCGTCTTATCGAGTTCAGGATTATCCAAGAACTCCTGCTTGAGCCAGTGAAAGGGGCTGTCAGGGTTAGTAGTTGCGAATAGCTGCGCACCAGGCTTTGAAAGACGAGAAAGGAGCATGCGAAAGAAGCTCTTCGGGATTAGAGTAGCTTCATCCACATAGGCTATGGCGAGTGTTGAACCACGTATGCGGTTTTGAGCTCTCTCGTCGTTGGCACCTACGAGGTATACAGTGCGGTTGAATAGCTTTATCTGTGTCGTCTTAGGAGTTGGGATTGGTATGCCCATTAGAGGACACATTTCGCTAAGGATGTTTCTTTGTAGAGATTCCCTGGAGACACCAATAATCATAGCATCCCCCTCGGGTCCGGCTTGGATAGCTCTGATGAGCCGGATGATTGACATGAAGGTCTTACCCGACCTGACGGACCCCTCCCAGAAATTGAGGCGCTTTGTGGATTTTATGTATGACTCAATCTGTTTCGGGCTGAAGTTCGGCATGCTTCTCTTGGATGTGGTCGTGTACATCGTTCATGAGAGACACGAGTTTAGCATTCGCTTCCATCTCTGCCATCTTCTTGGCCTTCTCTACCATGGTGATCTCTTCACGCTTCATGTCGAGGATATGCTCTTTTACATCGTCGAGGTATTTGGGTATCAGTGTGGCAGAATACCACTTATCGAGTTTGTCCGTAATGCCTTGTTTTAAGAGCTTTACACCCAAAATATGTTTTGCTTTCTTGTATAGGTCCCCGAATTCGTCTGGTCTTCTTTGTGCTGTCTTCTTACAAAAGTTTATCGGAAGATCTTTTTCTATTTCGAATTCTGAGATGTGAAAGGCGTCATTCCCCTTTGACCACTCAACGAGCTCCCTACCTATTCTCTCAAGATCCTCAGGGCTCCATGTTCTTGGCCTTCCAGCTCCCATTATTGACCTCTACTTGCCTTATTTGGCTTTTTTAAGACTAGGATACTTCTTAAGAACTGCTTTGCGAATGCCAGCAGGATTCGGGGCATTATGAGCGTAAGCCAATGCAGCACGTGCGCGCTTCTTCGTATTAATGGGGTATGACCCCTCCGGCGCGCCCCCAGATTTTCCAGCGAAATCAGATTTTGCCACTCTCTTGTACTCGCCGACATTTGAGCCGCCCGCCTTCTTCTTGAGCTTTGCCTCTGTTCCACGCTTTACCTTAATCCCTTTCCCGATAGTGACTTTTTTGCTGTCCTTAGCCTTCTTCTTCTTCATGAGTACCTCAAATCATTGTTTAACTCAATATTCATCGTCTGGGGCCTGTAAAGGATGGCATGTGAGGTGTCCAAAACCTGTGATACCTTTCTCAATCTTTAGCCGAGCTTTATACGGGATGGCATCTTCTGTGATAGGGAACTTCTCATAGTCCTCGATGTAAAACACCGAGTCCTTTCTTGATTCTACCATGTGAAAAAGGTTCTCTATGTAGTAAGCCACGTCATGCTCATATACCTCCACTACGTCGCCCTTCTTATGAAGCTTGAAATACCCATCCTTGGGCAAGCGATAGACGACTGAGGTGTTTTCATATTCGACCTCAAAGTCAAGATTACCTGGCTCACGTGCTTTGACGATTTTAGATGTTGATGAGCTTGTCACCACGCCTTATCCCCTCTAAGAGGTACTTAAATGCCTGCCCAACATCATCATCTGTTGGATATGGCAAATTAACCAGGTTCCCATTCTCCATGAAACAAATCGCTGGATCAGGAACCCCATCCGGATAGTCTGTGGGGTCACCATTGTTGGTATCGATAAGCCATATCTTTGAACACTGATCCAGGTTGTATATCCTTTCCCTGTTTCCCCTATGAATAAGCCACATACTTACTTACTCGCTTTTTTCTTCGGAGCAACTTTCTTGGGGAGCTTCTTGCCCTTGGGGGTGTGCTGAGCAAACTTCTTCGCTACTTCCGGCTTCTGGCTGTACAGGTACTTCCTCTGACTTGACGACTTGAAGGGCATCGCAATCGCTTCCTACTTCTAGATAATCCCACTTTCCAGCAGGGACGATGTGACGCACGCCCGCGCCTTCTTCCTCATGAAATAAGAGTGTTCCATTCTGGAAAGTCAGACCTTTAGCTTGGATTACGTGCTTTTCCCCACCTACGAATACAATATACATTTTTTACACCTGTTTTACAATTTCAATTTCAATATGAGGGTACAATTCCTCTACCATCTTTTTTTTAGCTTTGAACTCTGCCGTTTCCATCCCTTTACAGTCAACCACTCTAACACTTCCATCCTTCCAGAATTCGATGAAGTCGGCGCGATAGGTCACGCAACCAGGGAGGTCGAATAGGGGTTGCCGTAGAAACATGAGGAGCTCTCCCGACTTCTGGAGGGCTTTTAGCTTAGCGTAGTACCTCCCCTCGAGCTTGGAGGGGAATTTAATGCCGTCGCGCTCGACTGGTTTAGCCCCAAATTTATGCTGTAGCCTTCTAGTGAACTTAGCCATACACCTTTATCGTCTGATAACTTATCTACTCATTTTATACCAACTCTTACCAAATCGGTTTTTAGGATTGTGGCCCTTCTGGTAGAGGCATCCAGCTCTCCACATATCCCAAAACGGGACGAGTAGCGTCCACCTGTAGACTGTACCATTCTCCTCCTGACCACATCCCTGCATACACCATCATATCCTCCTCAGTGGGAAACGACTTGAAAGACCCATACACTAGAACAATCTCCATGTACCCTGGAATCTTTTCATGTATGCCTATCCATTGCATTCCTACTTTCCGTTTCTCCATAGCTTATTTTCGAGATACTGTGCTCTATCAGCGAAATACGCGGCTTCCTTCACATAGTCTTTGCTCTGCACAAAGTGGATGTAAGAACTTCCAGCAATTCTCCCGAGAGTACCTAAGCAAGCTCCTACGACGATTGAGTAAGGCCTTAGACCTGCAAAACCTGCAATGGCTCCCTCAATGGCTCCCACGGTCGCGTCACGGACATCGATATCTGTGATAAGCTTCGCCTCTTCTTCGGCCTTTTCCATGAAGATGTACATCTTTTTGATGCATAGATGGATCTCTAGCCAGATCTTATCACGCTCTTCCTTGGTGAGCCCCTCCTCATGCCAGTACCCTTCGGCATCGAATCCTTTTTCCATATCTATGGGGCACGAGAGTAAAGCAGCCCCGATTGCTAATTCGATCATGCTACGCTCCACAGAATTTGTATGAGGGTGTAGGCAGTTCCGATCAGCACTGTGTCTCTAATCGCTTGCTTAACCGGCACGATTGAGGTGGCTGCTAACGTCCCCTCTGTGACACATAAGCCAAATAAAAAAACTAACGTATGCATGTAGCCTCCAAATGTAAAGCGGCTTTACATTGCTTATCTGAGGCACCAATGCCATTTTTTTGATTCTTCATCAAAAAATACACCGTCCAACTCCTTATGAATTTCTCCATTTGCTTCAATCTCTACCCCTTCTACCATAACATATTGTCCTAGCCATTCGAACTTTCTATATGCCTCGATAGCTTCCTCAATGGGTTGTATACTCTCCAAAACAGACATCCCTATGCTAACCGCATGTTCAAGTGCCATTTCAAGGCATTCCTCCTTGCTCTTACCTACACCAAGAATTGTCATTTCGCCCTCTTCGTCATATTCCCTTTTGAATACGGCTACGAAAGTCCCATCAATCTCTATGATTTTTGTTCTATCCATTATTGATATAGCTCCTAACTCTTTTAATATAACTCACTCAGCCATAGGATATTTTATAAATACACGGCAATTTTTTCTCTATGTAATCTTTTAATTCATTTAAGCAATACGGATTGTCCAAATCGAATATTTTTACTTCCCGAGCTCCATCCGTGGAGATCTCCACATACTTGTTGAACATTTCAACCATCACATTTATCCCATTGGCCACTTTGGTTTTCTTCCCAAGGATCTTTGAGAAGGCTTTCCTAACTTTTTCCTTGTTGGTGGTGACGATATCATCTGGCTCTTTTGGAGTCGGCATTTCTGGTTGGACCTTGCAAGCCCACTTCAAAGTCTTCAGGAAGGTGGTTTTTATGACCGTGGCTGGGTTTTTGCAGTACTCCAAGGCATGTACCACAGCCTTCTCCTCAAAATGCTCTGTAAGCCACTCTTTTTCGCTTCTTGGGATATCCTCATTTTCTAGACACGAAAAAACAGCAGCAGCATCGCCGTCAGGCGGTGCCAAATCCCTACATGGCATCCAACCTGAGTAGTCTTTCGGTTGCGAATCTGGGGGGGGGCTGTTGTTGTTTTCATTCTTAATTACAGTATCATTCTTGTTAGGGCCTGGTTTTACCGAGGTCGGTGATTTACCGATATCAGGAAAACCGCCGTTTCGGTGAAATTTTTTGAATTCCTCTGGGGTGATAGGGTCTTCAAAGAAATTCCACTCCCATCCTTTGAGCTGCCCCGTCTTCTCATCTCTCGTTTTCAAACGGTATAGGTAACCGTGCTCCTCAAGCTCTTTAATCCCCGAATCAAAGGACGTTTCACCGTCCGATGCGTGTTTCATAAGTTCCTCTTTATAGAAGGTCCAGCTTTCAGGGCGTGAGAAGGCAACGGTGAGAATTCCTTTAGCCTTCCAGCTCAATCTCGAATCAAAGGCGATACTCTTGCTGAATCTTACGAATGGGTCGGATTTACGGTGTGAATGGCAAATTGTCATGTCTTTTTCTCCTAAAAGAATGATTGGAGATTGAAGACAAAACCGCGTCTGGTGTATATTTAGACTTAAGCTTCAAGAGTTACTCCGATTTAAATCCCTCACACTCTTGAACTAATCTTTATTTAGCGAAGACTAGTTTGTCTTATGAGGTCCCCCGGTTCGCTGGGGGGCTTTTTTTTGTTCGAACCGTTTGCTATCCTATCCTTTACAAGACGTTTCCGTCATCGCAAAAGTTATTTTTAATCTAGTGCCCCTGAACTCGCTGGTTCACATCGTAATCTAGACCTGGTTTCACTTTGTCAAATCCATCATGGGAAAGAACAACTGAGTCCTCCATCTTGAAAAAGTGCGGACACCACCAAAAAATCATGTATGTCCTATTCGGAAACCATAGGCTCAATTCGGATGGCTCATGAATCTTGAAAGCCACCTTGTTCTCTATGCAATAGTCATTCCATGTAAATAGGCACTCCTCATCTGGTAGATCGTACGGCTCCGTTAGGACAAAGAGAGGCCATCGGTCCCCTTTACGTCGCCACATCGTTGTATGATCAAAACCTTGTAGGTAGGTGCCCCTTGTCCCTTTCATGTGGTGAGTTAGTCCACTTAGTCCGTAGCTGCAACCTGACCTAATGAATCCTGTTTTATCCATCCACTTGACATAGCGACAATTTTTCTCACTCCCTGAAACATCGCAATACTGTGCATCAGTGTTTATGTTTCCATATCTTTCATAAAAGCTATGTTTATTATCAGCTTTCACCCTGACAGAGCCATATTCTTCGTTATTACTAAATCTAAAGCTCATTATGTTTTTACTCACAATTTCCCTCCATATAGGGATCTACCCCCCAGAATATGGGGAGCTCCCCCCCTTATTATATTTTTTCCCTGGGTAGGTCGGATACCCCCAGTCTCTTGCCTCTGTGACTACCGTGATACGCTCGCACCATTCACATCTTGATTTGTACATGCTACACACATGGTTCTCTCTCATATGGCCACCATTCTTTAGGGCACACGTCTTGCAAATCAGGTTGGGATAGCTATTAGTAAAAAGGGTCTTCCTCTCCTCGGTATTGGTGGGGCAGCTATCTAGAGGGTCGTCTAGCATCTCTATCCATAACCTTTTTACCCAGTCGATTGTTTTCCTCAATAATGTCTTCAATTGGCTTCCCTCCCTGTTTGCGTTCTCTGTTGATTTCCTCTCGAGCTTTTTCCCTCTGACGATTATTGATCCTATCCTGGTCCATACAGTTTAGCCTGTCCATGCATTGGACAAGAATAAGCATATCGTCGTTGCTTCTTGACTTCAGCCACCTCTCTTTTGCCCTATCATAGGCGGCAACTGAGTTCTGGTATTCTTCTTCTTGAGGGATCCGCTTCATGCAACATAGTTGTTTGCCTGATTACGTATCTGATTGTAAACCTTTTGCTTTCAGGCATGGGGATCCCCCCTTAGATTCTTCGGGCCAGATGGCTTCGCAGCGACATACATCGCCATTTGTGGCCTTCTCCACCTCTAGGGCATAGCGTCGGCTCATACGATGTTTTCCGCCGAGCACCTTGTAAAGGCTAGCGGCTGCCATGCCGATGCTTTTTGCAAACTTGTACGGTGCAATATTGTTTTTGACTAACCAGTCCTTTAAGATCATTTCATCCTCCTTGGTAAGGGTGAGATGATACACAAGTTTCTCTTTTTTGTAACACTTTTCTCTTGCGCAGCTTTCTCTTTTTTGTTATAGTTGTCACCACAAAGGAGGTAGCCATGAATCCAAACTTTGATTGGTGGGAAGACATGCTTTTCGATGCATACATGAGAGAAAGTACAGAGGAAGAACTTGAGCAAGATGATCTAGAGGAGGGAGAACTTGAAGAAGCTAACTAAAGAAGCCATTGAATTCATAAAGAAGCAGTACGCTGGGAGGTTCTCAGATGCTGATATTGAAAACATCATGCACCTGGTGGAATCCTACGACTTAGACCCTACGCAAAAACACTTCTACGTCATGCAGCGTGGGGGGAACGTGTGCATTCATCTAGGCATAGACGGATTCCGACTGATTGCTGAACGAACAGGCAAATATTGCCCCGGCTCAGATACTCAATTCGTCTACGATGATAAAGGCGCTTTAGTCGGTGCCAAGGTCTTCGTGAAGAAGCTCACATCAGATGGCACGTGGCATGAGGTCAGTGCTACAGCTCTCCTTCGGGAGTATAGCACTCGAAAAGCTCTCTGGAACACTATGCCTCATGTGATGATTGAAAAATGTGCTGAGGCACGTGCTCTTCGTAGGGCTTTCCCTGCCCAGCTTGGTGGGATGTATTCCGAAGAAGAAATGCAGCAAGCTAAAACTACTAACTCCCAGATGATAGACCCTCCTGAGTCTACTGATAGAGGAAAGGATGTTTCGACCTCCCCAATCATCAGTGAGAAAACATGGGATACCCTGAATGAGTATCTTAATGGACATGATGACCTCCGCAAGCAATTGTGTGATCTATGTCAAACTACTGATTTAAGCCAAATAACCGAATATCAATTACCGGCGGTGAGAAAGTATGCAAAAATGTATTTTAAGAAATCAAGCACTTCCGAGCAGGAAGGTTAGGAAATCGGCGTGTCTCACCAATCCTACACCAGTGAGACACGCTGTAGAGGTTAATGCAACCATCTATCAACTTCCTCCATTTTGTAGCATAGGGGTGGAGAAAGGAGACACGGTACGGTACAACACTTACACTATTGAATACAAGGAGGATGTATGTTGATGCTGTTTACACAATGGGGTGATTACAATCTCGAGAACTTATCTAGGATAGATATATACTTTGCTCCTCACAAGGGGCTGTATGAGTGTTATATTTGCTTGGATAGCTTCAAGCACTTGCTCTACGCCTTTCAAAGCGAAAAAGACGCTCACAGGTTCAGTCGGAGTATGCGAGAGGTCATAAGGGATAAGATGTTTGAAATAGATCCAGGTGACTATATGAGCATTGATCTGAATACAGAGATAAATAAACAACTTGATAAATTGATGAGGTAGCCATGATCAAAGCAGGAATCGCGCAAAACTCCGACCTATGGAGACACTGGAGGAACCACCATATCGGAGCATCGGATGTTCCTATCATCATAGGTAAGTCAAAGTGGTGCTCTGCCTATGAGCTTTGGAAGCAAAAGGTTGGATTCTCGGAAGGTTTCAAAGGAAATTGGGCCACAGAGCGTGGGCAGCGTCTTGAACCAATGGTGTTGAGCCTAGTCAATGACCGGTACAATCTACAGGCTGAACCGGTCGTTGTTGTTCATGAAGAACTCGAGTGGGCATCGGCTTCTCTTGATGGACTGGACGAAGAAAAGGGAATCATCGTAGAAATCAAAGTCCCTGGTCTTGCTGACCATCAGAAATCTGAACAAGGAGAAGTTCCTGAGCACTACTATCCACAAGTGCAATGGCAACTTTTTGTGACAGGGCTAGAGGTATGTTACTACGTGTCCTATTACGAAAATGACTTTGAACTAGTAGAGGTCGAGCGTGATGACGCTTACATCAAAGACGAGCTCCTGGAGCCATGTGCTGAGTTTATGCGCTGTGTCAAAGAGCTTGACGAGCCACCCAAGTCTGAAGACGATTTCACTACGATTACTGACCCAGCTTTTCAGGAATACGCGAGGAAGTGGCTAGAGACGAATGAGATGCTTCACCTTTACAAGGATAAAGAAAACTATTACCGTAACAAGCTCCTTGAGTTCACGGATGATGGCAATTGCGAAGGGTACGGAGTGCGTATCACCAGGATAGAGAGAAAGGGCGCTATTGACTGGCAGGCTTTCCTTAAGAAGATAGAGGAAGCTCACCCCGAAGTGCTGAAGGAAATCGATCCTGAGAGCTTTAGAAAGGAGCAAATTGGATACCCGAAGGTTACTGCAAAATGAACGATGATCTACATATTACATTGGATGATCCAGTAATAGAGGTTGCTTCTGAACCTGAAGCTTTTGTCTTTATTGGTGAGATAGACGGAGAAGATAAAGAGCTAATTACCATGAGCGAACGGGGAATCGAATTCCATAGGGGTAATTTTAAGAACTGGACTCCGGATGACTTTGCTGAGGAGGTCATGAGTATATTAGAGTCTGGTTATCACATAAAATTTTGTAGGAATGGTAACCATTAAAATTTCAATTGAGTGCGTTGTAAAAATTTTATTTTGCATTGTTTTAGGAAGCGAAAGAATTTGTGGATTACGGAATACCTGTGCATGAGATCGTAGGGGTCGACGATATTGAATACACAAAGACCTATCGAGAGTGGGAGTTTTCTAGAGAAGACCCTAGAAGGGATGTTGAGGAACGTCTAGTTAGTGAGGTAGTTTGGAAACATTTGAACAGCCTAGATGGAATGGAACGTGACTTTTTGGTGGATCGTGAGATCAACCTTAAGTACTACAAGGATTGTGCTCCGAAGTACAACCTTTCAGGTGAAAGAGCACGTCAAATCATATTAAAAGCACTCCGCAGGCTGAGACATCCTAAGCACCTTCGAATCTTTGAGATGGTTCTCTATGGCATTGACGGGCAAACCATAAAGGAAAGAGAGAAACGGGAAGAAGAGATGCGCCGCGCACGCTATCTACAACAAGCAAAGGAGGAAAAGGAAAGAGAGAAGATCCGACAAGAACAGCGTGGATCGCAGAGAGAAGAGCTAGAAAGAGAACGCGAAGAACGCCACAGAGAATACCTAAAAGCACGAGAAGAGGAAGCTAAGGAGTGGCGAAAGGAACGAAAACGATATTTAGCAAAAGTTAGGGAACCGACTAAATTTGCAAAAGAGAAGCTTGAGTTTGAGCTCCCTCCCTACCTTGATTGGCCTGAAAGAGCACAGCATTTCCACTTCAACATTGATAAATATGAGTGTGCTCGACATGGAGAGCCAATATTTGCCGTAGATGGGATAGTAATGGTTCTACATCCACATAAATTCTACTCAATTCATCATCTAGATGAGTGGGCTTTCCTTGTAGAGAAATGCGGAGCCAAGCGAATCCAATTTAAGAATTATAGTTACAATCAAGAATCATGGAACGTATTCCAATATGTCACATGGAAATAAATTGGGTGAGTCGCCCTCTAAAGCAACCCACCCGTCTATTCGAAGGGATTACCCGGTTTCAAAAATTAGATTCCGGCGAATCCGGCGTTAAATCTACAGAAATACCCGTTTGATTCTCAAGCTGTTTCTCAACGATCTCCTCAAAGATGTTATCATCCTTAAGGCCAGCTTGTCGGTTTAACCATGAGCAGCATTGGCAAACGACTCCTAGAGCAAATACCGCTATCATGGTGTACCACGCCATTTCAATTCCCCATGCTATCTTATCAACAGTTTCATCGAACACTAGAACGCCTGGTAAATTGTGTCAAACTGGAGTCCATCCCCCGACGCAATATCTGGGAACGTCATCACATCCGTTCCTCCCTCTAAATACATTTGAGCAATGTATACCTGATCCGCTGCTGCTGCTCCCGACACCATGGTACGCACATTTGTTGAGTCTGCTGTATGCCTCCCGAAATTCACAGCCTGTTGAACTGTGATCGGTGCATAGGGTAATACAGGCTGTAAATCCGCTGTCCCCGTACCCACTACGTCGGCATTCTGACCGTCAAACTGATAACGCACCATACCGCTTTTCAATATTGTGTAGCGCATATTGTTAGAAGCAAACTCAGGCTCGGTATCTGTGCCATCTGCGAGGAAAAATGTTCCACTGGCGGCTCCCTGAACCCCTTCTGGCATAACAAAAAGTGTTTGTTCATGGAATTGCCCTATCCCATCCGCATTTGAAAGCGTTTGCACTGTCCAGTCGTCAGAGGAAGACATCTGCATGCGAAATGACCCGACACATAGGCATGGGTTTTGATCCCACTCTGTTTCTGTGATGTTCTCAAGACTCCAAAAATCCCTCTGGGCATCCGCAACAGCGTCATCCGGTGCACCTATGTTAGCCGCTGCCGGTGAGGTTGTATTGGCAGGGCTCCGTGAGATCATGAACTGAATCGCATTCTCACTATCATTTAGCACTGCATAGAGGAAAAACGGAATGTCCTGTGCCCAAGCAACACCAGTTGTCAGACCAAAGAGGTTATTGATGATCTGGGAAGATCCAGCGTCGTCGATGAAATCCTGGTCTGCCGTTACGTCCACGGTAACAAGATACCCTGGGCTACTTTTGCTTTGAAGAGTGACTTTAGCAACATTGGAACTACTTAGGGCTGTTCCATCAGCACTTGTCACCGTGAACGTTCCAGCATTGTAATTGATCCCGAGGTTAGTCACTCCTGGCATCGAGGGAAGCGCTGCGGAGGTCAAACCCACGTATCCGTTGGAATCAACTGAAAAGAGCGTATTATTAAAATGGCACACGCCGCTGTCAGTGGCAGATGTGCTTGATACCGCACTTGCATACTGCACTTCTACGTTTAGCGTGTTAGCGGCTCTGGAATGCGTTTCTATAGGCACGCTATGGGCTGCAACAGACGCTCCCTGTATTGTGACCTGTCCTGTTCCTGCTGGGAGCACGGGGTCTGTTCCAGGTCCCGTATTAGCATCGACAGCGATTTGGTCAACGGCTAGTCCTCCACCTGAAAGCTGAACAAATCCGTTAGCATCCACCGTGAACATGCTATTGTCAAACGAGCATACCCCAGCGTCGTTACTATTTGCCGGTGTCGCTGCTACTGCTGAAGCAAGTTGCACCTCGATATTGTAGGCGTTAGCTGCACGGCTGTGAGTCTCAATAGGCACAGAGTGATTTGCTACAGCTGATCCGGAAACAGTAATCTGACCAGAAGCATTCGGCAGCACAGGGTCTGTTCCAGGCCCCGTATTAGCATCAACATTCACCTCATCAATTGCCGGTCCTGAACCCCCTGCGAGGGTCACATATCCATTTGCATCTACTGAGAAAGCTGTGTCGTCGAAAGAACAAACTCCAGCATCTAAAGAGTTGCCAGGGGTACCGGTTCTAGCCGCGGCAACCTGGATCTCAACATTGATGGTATTCAGAGCACGGCTGTGGGTCTCAATAGGCACTGTGTGGTTTGCTACCACTGCGCCCTGAATCGTTACATCTCCAACCCCGTCCGGATCCACAGGGTTTACACCTGGGCTCGTCACATCATCTACTGTGAAAGTGTCCGCTCCGGGCCCAGCCCCTGAGTAATCTATGCGTCTCCATGTGGCATTACCCGAGCCATCAAACTTCACAAGCTGCCACGCTTCTCCTTCTTCTCCCGTAGAGGGGTTGAAGGAAACACGCCAGATTGTCATCAACGCATGTTGAGTATCCGATGTAAGTGGGCGGCGTTTTGCCTCAATAACAGGAACTAGAGAGTATTTAGGCCCAGCGTAGCGGTTGGGCTGCAAATTTTCAGGAGGAACTCCCAAGCGTCTAACCATTATTCGGCCTCCTAAACTCTGCCTTTGCTTTCTTAATTCTAGCTTCGTCGCCGCTGTCTAGCTCTTCACAAAACCAGCTGTGGTGAGATTTAAGAAGCTGAAGGCGCTTTCTCATCTTCTCCAACTTCTCTTTATCGTCTTCGAGAAGTGCCTCAACTACTTCCCATATCTGATAGTCGCGGTTCAATCCGAGCGTATTCTTTGCTTTTCTCTTTATGCTTTCATTATCCATTGGAGACCTAAAACTCATAAATTTATAGGATAGGATCATAATCCGCTTTTACTGATGCAACGACTTTCTGTCTTGCCGCATAATCTGGAGCCTTGTCCCACTCATCTAAAAAATGCTGTATTGCAGCTTTCTTCTTATCAGCTTTTTTTTTCGCAGATTCCATCATTGAAGCATCAACTTCTACATTACCCTTGTTCCACATTTCACCTTCAGAAAATGTGTTAAACATACTTTTTAATCTATCTGAGAATTCATCTCTATCACTAGCTGGGTCAGCATATATGTCCATTATGTTCTCCTCATATAATACTGGAGATGAGCGCGCATTTGACGAGAACCATTGGTGAAGTCCCCATTCTGATTAAAAGTGCTAGATGAGGTTGTCCCTTGGTAAGCCGTAGCGAATCGAGCAGCTGAATCAATCTGAGCAATGATATGCCATGTGCCAGATGGCGTCTGCATAATGCCAGTTCCAACATACGACCCTAGATTGGCAGAAAATCCCTGCCAGGGAAGTGTCATCCAGCTTGTGACGGAACCTGATCCATCTGTACCACCGTCGCCCTCGGTGATATAATCCACTGTCACTAGGGCATCGCGGTCTACCCAATAATTCACTGTAGTTGTGGAGAATACTGGTGCCGTTCCCCCGTTGGCCTGTATATGTGTACCTGAAGACGCTCCCATCACCCCTGTCGGGAAGGTGAATATCTCTCCGCCATGAAAGTTACCAATACCATCCTTTCCTGCTTGTAGAGATTGCACTGTCCAATCATCTGCGCCACCTGGTTGGGTGAAGCGCATTCGAAAACAACCTATAGGAGCACATGAGGCATTGTTATAATTGGAAGCAGTCACCGAATCCATGATGAACATGGAATACCCTTCATCTGCTACAGCACTAGATGGAGTCCCGATTTCAGCTGTCACCGGACATCTAGAAAGGTTTGGCATCCTAACCACAGCGAAAACAGGATTTGTATCACTTGTGTCCGCACATGCATATAGCCAAAAGGGAATGTCATTGGCTCCCCAGTCATCTCCAGTAGTGACACCAAATAGATTGTTGACGATGTCGGAGGTCCCTGCACTGTCATCAAAGCTACTGTTAGATGTGATCTCGTGAAGGACGATCTCTCCAGGTGTCCCAACACTCTCTAGAGCTACCCACCCCTTATTCGTAGAACTCAGAGAGTTCCCATCAGCGCCCTGAACCGTAAACGTCCCTGACGAGTAAGCGATTCCAATATTCTTAGTCCATCCATGATAGAGGCGTGTCCTATCAGCCACAGCAACGTCAGCGGATGTTACAAGAAAATCGTTTTCGTCAAAGGTCGCAACACCCTTAGTGCTAGATGTAGCGTTTATCCCGGCAAACGTAGGGTTTCCACTTACTCCATCACCATTAGTGATCTGAATCCCTGTACTTGCTGTCGCTGTAAGTGTTCTTCCTGAAAATGTCCCTGACCCATCGTAAACAGCTACGCCAGATGAAACAAGATTGATCGCATTAACAGTCGCCATTCACTAAAACCTATCCGAGGTGAGTTGCTGATACACAAGAGCAAAGTCAGCAAATAGCTGTCTCTCTGTCGTACCAGCGGATTTCACAATTCTAAAATATGGACCTCCGCAGCTGGATGCAGCACTTGGGATATTCGTCGAGGTGCTTCCTTCTGAAGACTGATCAATAAAGAATTCAACAGATGTTCCTCCAGCGTTCACCTCAAACTCTAGAAGCGTCCAGGTATTGGCTACGGGAGCTGTGCTTGTGTTGATATCTGTATCCGTACTCGAGGAACGGCATCTACAGATCCAGTTTCCTGAGTTTGCGCTGTGAGTATAATAGAAGTAGATCCCGTTTGCTTGGGTCGACCCTTCATTGTCCGCATCTGAGCATCCTACATCGATTACAAATGTATCTGTCCCGTCTGAGAGGGCATTGATTTTGATCAGGAAGGCACCACGGATAGGACCATTCCCAGGTCGGAAGCCATATCGTGTCGACTTCATCATTGCCTTGGCGCTAGCATTCGTAGACGTATGGAGCTTTATTGTCCCATAGTGGCCATTCTCATTCTGGTCATATAGAACTGCTCCACTACTTGAGCTCCTAAGGTTCCACCCTGTAGTCATGGCCGCATTGGTACCTAGGAAGTCTTCCCAGATGTAAATCGTATTGTTGGGCTCACTCCATCGTGGAATACTCCCAAAAGTCATGAAAGAGCCGATGTTCGGAGCCGAGATTGTGGAAAGGGTATTGGCTCCCGTCCCATAAATCATATCACCCGAAGCTATGGTTGTTCCTGAGAAGCTTCCTGCACCATCGTAGACTACAACTCCATCACTGCTTAGATTAATCGAATTGATGGTTGCCATTTTTTCCTTAGGTTACTGTGGGGTTTCCGATTGAACTTAGTACAACAAAATCCGTATTGGCAGTGATACACACCATCTCAACAGAGTCGTATGTGGCTGTAGAGTCTAAACGTCCCGTGGCTCCTGTTGTAGTGTCTGAAGATCCAAAGTGAATTACCTGAGAGGCGTTCTGGGCTATGCGCCAACCTCCGGCCCCTTTTCCTGTCACTCGTACTACATCCCCGACTGCGGCGGTTGATGGCATTGTGAGAGTAACTAAGGCAGCATTGTTAGCAATGTATCCATTGTTAACCGCCATCGTGGCTGAGGTTCCCGTTTCCTCATTCCATGTAATTCCTCCAGTTACTGTGGAGTTAATGGTAATCGACCCAGCGGCATTCACGATGCTTATGCCTGTTCCAGCTGTCAAAGTAGAAAGAACGGGATCAACTCCAGTCGATCCTATGAGGACTTGTCCATTTGTTGGTTGGGATGTAGCTGTGAAGGCACTCGTTCCAGATCCAAGGAGGATTCCCCCATCTGTGAAGGTCCCTGCGCCGGTTCCACCATTGGGAACGGTCAGGGCATTCGTTAGGGTGAATACTTGGGAGCTATCGAAATATGCCGCCTGTGTACCACCCGTTGTAAATGAAAGCTCATCTACATTAGAGCGGTACATTCCTGTATTTGTATCATTTACAAAAGAGTAATTAGGTGCTGTATTACTTGGGCTGTTATTATTTAGGTAGAATCTACCTGTGGAACCGGCGGTAATATTTGTATTGGCTTGTAGACCTGTGCTTGTGACCCACATACGTGTCCCACCGCCAGCGATGAGCGCCATTGAATTAGAGCTCGCCCTGGCTATTCCTGTATCTGGGTCAGATGTGAATCGTATGATAGGATCGTTAAAGGCTCCGTCAGCTAAGTTGACGTAACCAGTGGTGGTCATATCCACGATTCCAGTCACGTTATCGGTGTCGTCAATGATAACTGAACTATCTTGGATTACATCTCCACTTGCTCCGTCCCAGCGAGCAATCGCATTGTCAGTACTGCTTCCGGCAGATGTGACGTTGGTAGATCCTGACCCTAGAACTGCAATCGTCTGACGAGTCGGGGTGCTGTCCGTGAAATAAAGGTTGGTTCCATCAAACTCGATAGCTCCAGCCTCGGGAGAGGTTAAATTCGTACCTGCTGTTAGCTTAATTGGAGCTGTGCTAGCTGCCGCTGTTCCTGCCTGTATATGAAGAGAAGCCGATGGGCTTCCTTGCCCAATTCCTACCGCGTCTCCATCTGCGTCGACAATTAATGTATCAGTATCGACCGTTAGGACTGTTCCTGTTGACCCGTCAATAACAAGTGAGGTAACACCTGTCATATTGTCGGAGTCATCTAAAATGACACCAGAATTCTGTATTAACTTCCCTGTTGTGGAATCGAACCGCACCACCGCATTATCTGTGGCTGATGCGGGTCCTACTACATCTCCACTTCCACCGCCCCCACCTGAAGTTGTGAAAAACTGACTCATTAGCCCCTCTTCAGTGTGTAACCAGTTTCATAGAGTGTTCCAGCGCTTGCGCTTCCCTTAACGAAAAGCTCTCTGCCTGCTGGCCATGCTGCGCGATTTCCGGTTGCATTGGCTTGAATGTCTAATATGAAGAACCCACCGGATGGGATAACATCGTGATCTGTTGACCCATCGTAGCTGATCGTGACATCTTCAGATCCCCCGTTGTACATCTTATAGACGATGAGATCATCTGAGAATCCACCAGACGATACAACTTGATAAGATCCAGTTAACGTAGATGTGTCGAAGGTGTGCATCTCGACAGGATCGATTTTGTTTTTATCTGCCATCTAGTCCCTCACACAGTACCCAATGATGGTAATGAAAATATCGTCATCATCTGTCTTTACAAGCACCCATTTCCCTGCCGTAACGATGATGCGTAATCCAGTGATATCTCGACTGGTATTTTTAGGCATTTCCATCGTCATTATTGTCTTGTCGACTGTCGTAGTATCGGGGGTGCTTCCCTCATAAACCACCACTGTTGCATCTGAGGCCCCAACGTTCTTATTGGCATACACCAAGATACCTGTGATGACAAAACGTTGGGTGGAAATAGGGGGTACCAGGTCATATCCAGTATTAACCACGTCCGCCGTAGCATTGTAGGACTGTGAATATTCTATATCCCCAACTACAAGCTCCCCCCTAGACGTAACTTGAGCGACGGTTCCGTTGCCGGCTCCGCTATTTATTAATACTTTAGCGACCATTAATCCGACGATGAAACTGGTTTCAGATGTACCACTAGTGCCGCATAGGCTTTTATAGATCCTGAACTAAGTTTAGGATCGATTTTTATGGCGACCGACTGCCCTTTAGGCACTGAAAATACTAAAGACGCAAACAGTCTTGTATTTTGGGCCTGGTATAAAAGTACAATGTCGTCCCCACCAGTAATGGTGCCCCCACTCTTTCCGGCATACGCATCCGCTGAAATCGTTTTAGCCGAACCGAAATTCCTATTCTGATTCATGCTTACTGCTGTCGCATCCGAGATCAGGTCACCCCCCGTTGGATTACGTATAATGGTGACTTCACCTATATCAGAGACGGTACCCGATCCCTGACCCACGGCAACTGCATCTACTACAGCATCAACATCCTCATTATTTTTAAAATAGAGGAGCGTCCCTGCTGCCGTAAACGTAATGTTCCCACTATTAATGTTGTAAGCATCTCCGCTCTCGACGGCGTGTTCTACTTCTGTTTCATTAATTGACTGTACATGTAGACGATTTGTTTCATCTACCTTGACCTTGTATCCTGATCCTTTTCCATCTTCAATGATCATTATTCCTCTCCAACGATTCTTTCTAACATTTCTTTAATCTGTCTGACTTCCTCTAAAAGTTGAGCGAGGTAATCATTGTTCTCTAATGCCTTTCGATAGGCATTGTTTTTATCCTCTGATTCTTCCTGTGAAGGAAGTACACCACCGCCGCTCATTCGTCTAATACCGCCATTATGTAAATGGTTCCTGTACCCGATCCGTCGTCAGATCTAACCCGTAGCTGAGCATTCTTTTGAGCCAATGCCTTTCCTCGGACATTCGTTCCTAGATCTGTCACCTCATCAATCGTTATGATTGATCCAGCTGGAAATCGGAAATTACTCTGATTATCTGTTATGAAAATCCCTCTATTCGATTCATTCATCACGATAAATTTCACTACTGGAGCTTCAAAAGGCGTTCCGAATGGTTGGAAATTCCGCGTTAGCTGATCGCTGTTGAACGAGAGAAGAATTGTTTTTGCAACGTTGCTCATCTAGTACCGAATGGGGGGCGACACGACAACCCCCCACCCCTGATTCATTTAGTTTTGACGAATGATGTGATACATCACAATCGAAACATCATTGGTCTCTGTGCTTCCGGGAGATGCAGCTTGTACGGCTGTAATTGTGAAGCTTGTGGCCGCTGAGATCGAATAGGTCAGATGACCAATCGCTGTGGAGCTATTCACATCCTGACGCTGGATAAATATCCTATCCGTAGCAGCAATGTTTGTGTTCGCAACTGTTACTGTCCCGGAGCTTAGTGTGGCTGTTCCGATAAAGTCGGTGACAGCACCACCATTCATTTGCAACTGGGTAGCAACTGCGCCGAGAACCAAATTACCTTTGTTAACGGTGACATCTCCGGCTTCAGCCATCGTAAGCAGCGGATCTGTCCCAATGTCGTTATCACCGCAAATGAGCAGGTCATCACTACCTGAGGCGTTATCAATCCCCATGCTGTAGTTTTGTCCGCCAGAAATTTGAAATCGAATACCTGGGTTACCACTGGATGTACCGCCAACCGCTGCCTCAAAGAACGCATCACTTGCTGCATTTGTGTTATCGGAGTTTGTTACTTGAAGGAGAACCTCCGCGCCTGCTGCACTTCGGCTTTCCACCAAATTCCCTGTGAGGAGATTCACTTGACCATCTGAGTCGATGTTAAACTGATCCGTTCCTCCACTATCTTCTACAATGAAGAAATTAGAGCCTGCCGCATCTCCGAGTTGGACGATGATATCCTGGCTTGCAGCTGCGTTGATGTTAAGATCTGCTGCTGAAGCTGTGTAGATCGGAGATGTGACACTTGTGGCAAGTGAAATAGCCGCATCTAGGTTAAATGTGATTGTGCTTCCGGCACCGGCGGTCGTGATATTCGTTCCACCTGCTAGAGTAATATTTCCACCGGAAGGAGAAAGAGCCCCACCGCTGTCACCTGTTAGCGTATCTACATCTGAAGCACCTGGAGAGGCTAGGGCCCAGGTTGCAGAGCCTGCGGCGACATTAGTGAGAACCCAGCTTTGATTATTGCTACGGTCTACCCATAGCGTACCGATAGGATAACGACGATCTGTTGTCGCAGGATTACGCTGGGCAATGATGTTTTTAGGTCTGTTGACTGGATTGACACCTAGATAGCTATCAGGGTCTTGGCCATTTCCATTGATCGACATGGGAAACTACTCCTACCATGTTAAAATTTGAGATATACCAGTGATAACATGGGAAGGGGTAATAATCTACTTTTTCTTTGTCTTCTTTGACTTTCTCTTGCGACGCTCTTTTTGGAGCTGTTGAAGCATTTCGGTCATCTGCTGACGGTTAAGTTTTTCCAGTCTCTTACGGAAAATTTCTATTGAGTTTCCTTTATCCGCCACCTCTGTCCCTCGCTTTTTCTACGACTCTACGCCGAATTTCGGTTTCCTTCCCACCTTTGTAGCGCCTTCCAGATTTACCTTGAGATTTAGCTTTTTTGATTTCCTGACTGATCTGCTTTGTGACTGCAAAGATCATCTCTTCAAGCACATCATCTGGGATATCCTGTAAAGCTGCCTCTGTCTTCTTAAGGTCTTCCTTGCGTGTCGCTGCTTTTGAGCGCAACACAAGGTCTTCGAAGTTGTCAACGTACTGAGTGACAGCAAATACCTTGTCAGCATCACGGACCTTTAGAAGGTCTTCATCCTTCACATATTTCTCAGAAATTGCACGGTAAGGATAGAGAGCATCACCGTTTTCATCCTTCGCCTTGATGAACTTGTCGAATGCATGGCCAATGCTAGGGTTCTTACCAGTGAACCAAGCACGGAACATGTTTTCACCGCGCGTTACAGCCTCTCCGCTTCCCTTTAGGACCTCTTCAATGGCACTTTCAGGAACATCGAAATACTCATACATCGCCCCTTTCTTCCCTACTCCAGATGGGGCAAACAAAGTCTGAAGCTTTTGCTCTTTTGGATCGTAGTCGATATATCGGATGTTAGACGACTTGAGAGCTTTTAATGGCTTTACATCTCGGCTTAGGCCTTCACCTCGAGGTCCAGTATCGATCTTCCCAATTGAAGAGACAAAATCATGGATATCTTTGCCTCCCGTTCCAATGTAAAGCGGCTTTACATTACCTTGTTCAAGTTCCTGAACTGCCTCCTGTTCTAGCTTGCTCTCTGAAGGAATGGGAGGGGGCCCTTCCACTTCGCCCTTTTCCCCCTCCTCTCCTTCTCTGACTTTTCTCTGAGCCTCCTGGATGATCTCAAGAATCGGACGGCCTTCCTGATCTTCAATAGACTTCAGCCTGTCCTTTCGGAAATTCTGCTCTAGCCCTCTCTTGATTGTATAGGGATCATCGACCTGTCTTAGCCAGTCATCAATAACCCTCCCATACCTTGCACGCAACAATTCTAAGCTCTTTTCTGGAGTTCCTCGTGGAACCTCCTCAACCTGAGCTTCAACCTTGGCTTCTTCCATAGGCTGACCAGGCGCCTGGGTGACCACCTCATCAGCTGCTAGCTCCTGCTCATCTCCTGGCTTTACATCCTTGACCTCTCCGGCCTGTATTGCTGCTAAGAGCTTAGGAGCCTGCGAAACTGCTGCTGCTGTACCTCCAGCCTTGATTAGGCTTTTGAGCCAATCAGAGAGCCCCATTCGGCCACCTTGTTCAACGTGCTGATTGTATCTCTTGAGGAGGTCGTTATACCCAGTAAAACCACCAGCGGCTCCAGCAAGCGCACCTACTGGACCTCCCGCAAGTCCTCCCGCCGCTGCCCCCAAGCCAGTCGAAAGGATCCTCCCAGGATCCAAAACCTCGGAGATTGCATCTTTCTGCTCATGCTCGGCCTCGAACTGCTTTACAGATTCAGGGCGCATATCTCCCATAACTTTTAAGGCACGCTCATACGATGGAACGCCCTTCTTTTGATGTGTTCCTAGGGTCGTGTCCATGCCCTTCCCTAGGAAGTCCATGATCTCGTCAGCTGTATAGCCAAACGCCATGGCATTCTTAATCTTGTCAGCAATCTTAGGACTCATCTTTGAAAGGAACTCTATAACGTCCTTTGCTGAGTGGCTTGCTAGTCTGAGATTCGTAAATGGGTTCATTGTACCAACGTGTTGAGGGCTTCCATTACGGTTCTGTCTTCTGTCATGATTTCTAAGATAGATGGTCGCGTATTTTCCATCATGTACGATTGCTCTCGGTTTTGGTGAGGCTGTAATCTCATGCCCTTCGTCACCTCATCGATGATTTCGTTTGCTTCTCTATCCGAATACCCCTTTTCTAGGACTAACTTTGTCTTCAAAAGTAACAGCGAATCAGATGGCTTGAAACTCTCTCTTAGAGAGGCAACAGCCTCTTCCTTGTTGTCTTCAAACAGTCCTCGACGGTCTGGAAAAATCCCAGGTCTCTCCATTTTTAGCTCCATTCTAGGAGCCTTCTTAAATCCTGATTCTAAAGCTTCGCTAAAGGGTTGGACAATTCCAGTCGCTTCACGTCTAGACCATCCTGAATTCATCAAAGTAGACTTCAAAAGCTCTCTATCTTCATCGGTGTTTCCATATTCTCTTAGGTGGCCGGTTGCCCATTTTCTAGCTTGTTGGAATCTTTCCTTTTGGTTCCCCCTTATAATAGGTCGGAAGTTCTTCTGCGCCGAGGTTGCTATATCATTGATCTTTCGCTCAATCTTACGACCTGCCTCATTCCATAAAGCTTGTTCACTTTTTCCTCTGTTCTCTGGTTTTGCTCGTTCTTGCTCAAACAAATTTACAGAGATTCGGTTCCATTGCTCAGGGTTCCCAGCTACACCATTCTTTTCTAACAACTTTGATGTTTTATCAACCACATCCGCTGCGACCTCTTTTTCAAGCTCCCTCTGTGCAGCTCTTTCAGCATTACGCTGCTGAGCCATTTCGATCTCTTGCTGGCGCATACGAATTAGCTGGTCTTCGGCACGTTGCTGAGCCTGATTGGCTCCTGCTACGTCTCCAACTTCAAGAAAAGGTGCTCTAATCTGATCGATTGCCTGGGGAGACAAAAAATACTGACCGACCTCCATGGATTCTGACTGAGGAATCTGACGCAAGTCTCTTGGCTGTGGCTCTTGTCCTGGCATTCCCCGTTGCATAGCTGCCATCGCTTGAGGTTGGCCTAAAGCTTGCTCTCCTTCACCCAAAAATTGCTGAGACTGCCCCTCCTCTGGTTGCGGCTGCGCTGGTTGTCTTTGCTGTGCTGCAAGATCTCTAGTTCCAATAGCTCGTCTAGCAGCGGACTCTTGGGCT